ACCCAAAACCTGTGGCGCTTGGAGAAGCTGCAACATCCGGTCGGAGACTGCCTCAAAGTGCATATTTGCGGGGTCGCTCGCAAACTGCTGGATAACAGAGAGTGCCCTGTTTTCATTCAATTTCTGCGCTTGGTACTGCTGCTGCGTAATGTGTTGCGTCAGTTGCTGTACTTGTTGCGCGAGATCATTGTAATGCGAATCCTGCTGAATTGGTGCAGTCCCGCCCAAATGTGCAGAAACTTGGTCAATAGGAATCTGAAACTGCTGAATCATGTGGGCCACGGCTTGGCTCTTTTGTGCCGGTGTGCCCGTCCGCAACAGGGCCGCAGTCTGCAAAAGGGGAGCAATTGCCTGCGCTGGCGTGGTGTTTTCGTTTCGCAAAATCCATTCATACGGGGCAAATTGCTCGGTAATGGCCCGTGCTTCGGCATCCCGTGATTTGTATTGGCTGATGCCCTTTTCGTAATCGGCATCGCGTTGGGCAAAGGCTTGCTGAAGTTCCTGCGGGGCTTTTTCCCAATGATCTTTCAGTTCCAACCGCAAAGATTTGGGCATATCCACCCGTGGTTTTTCGGGCGTATTGGGCGCTTGAGATTCGCCGGTTGGGAATTTTGGTGCAAATTTGCCCTTTTCACGGGGTTGGCTTGGGCTTTTGCCTTGGTTTGCAGAATCAGATGATGTTTTTGCCAATGCCTCGCGGATCGTATCGGCACGGCTTGGCGGCTCGGCTGGCGCAGGCGTGGACGTTTCGGGCGTTGAAACTAATTCGGTTGTGTCGGGTGCGACAACTTCGTTTTCCATTTACTTCATCCTTTTCATTTGGTCGAGGGTCATTTTGATCATTTCCTTGCGCTCGGGCGGCGGTCGGTTGTGTAGCCGATTCGCCATCTCTACGTTCAAATTGCTGCGCTGTACCGGCGCAATAGGTGCGCCTGGACGGTCAAATTCTTGCACCCGTGCCACTTGTCCACGCAAGCGGGCGGTGTGTGCCTCTTTTTTCTTTTGCCATTCTTTTTGTGCGTATTTGACATCCGAATGGCCCATCTCAATGGTATCGGTGGCCTTCAAATGTTCACGCCATTGGGAACGGCCCATGATCATCTTGCCATCAGGCGACCGAAAAGGTTCAATGTCGCCAAACACCATCATGCGGTCGGCGGGCGACCCTTTGCTTCTTTCGTAAGGCTCCGAGCCGTCAGACGGGAAAACCCATGTTTCTTTCATAGCATTTCCAGTAGTTGTGCGATTTCTTCGTCATCACGCCGCAATCTTATCCGAAATTCAAGCTGCCTTACTTTTTCCATCATGGCTGCATAGTCAATTGGGTCGCGGGCGGCAATCTCTATGGCTTGAATTGGTGCGCTAGTTATTTCTTCTCGTTCTGCTGGCGGTAGACCAAACAGGGCTTCGCGCAACTTTAGCTTGCGCTGTCCTTCAGCCCGCCGGTCAGCATCCCATTGCTTGCCGCGCTTTTTTTCGTCAAACCCAAAATGCCCGCCAAGCGGAATTTCTATTGGCGGCGGCGGTGGCGGCGTTACATCGTAAACGGCGCTAAATGGGACTGAGGCAAAGGCTGCAAAGCCAAACATCAATCACCCCATTTGGCAGCGGGAGTGACCCAAGTCGGTGCGCTTGTCGCATTGCTTTGTAAAACTTGACCGGAAGTTCCAACTTGCCCATTGAATGCAACCGATCCATTGGTGTTTATGGTCATTGCGTCTGTCGTGTTGACAGCGCCGTAAATGATAAAACTGATTTTTTGATTGTCCCAACTACCCATGACCAACGGGCCACCATACGATTCCACAAAACTTGCCAGCGGGGTTGAAAATCCATTGTCGGGATAGCCTGCCGCTGAATAGCTATAGTTTGCGTTGTTTATTCCCAATTCAGCATATGCCGTATGCCCGCCATCGTTGACCGCATAGCTTGCATACGATGTGTTGGCGCTGCTTGTGTTTTGTAAGCTGGTGTACAAATAAAGCGGCTCACTTGCGGTAAATCCTGCAATCACGCCGGAATCGGTGTGTGATGTTGCATCTCCTACATTCAAAGAACCGACATTGGTCACGCCTGATGTATAGGGTATCAAAACACGGTTATTTGCGTCTTGATTTACTGATTTTTCTGCGGGATAAGACACAAACACATCTTTTGTGCCTGCTGCAAATGCAATCTTGCTGCCGGTGCTAGACGAAATCACCGTGTCGCGGGTCAATGTGCCTGCTGAATACGTCCCGATGCCTACTTCCCATTGGGCATCCAGCGTGATGGTGTAATAGGTGGTATTCCCATCGCCTACCGCGCTGAATGACTGAAAGCCGGTAACCGAGCCATCCAGCGTGAATGTGCCCGATCCCGTTGTCGTGGATGTCTGTCTGACCCGATCCGCGAGGACAAGGCTCATTGGACGGCCTCCACGCCGACCACCAGCCCATCAGGGCCGCGAATGACGCGCTTGGGTGCATTCAGCTTCTGCATGGCAGCGCCAATGTTCTGCATGGTTTCGCCGTGCATATTTGCCATTTGGTCATGCATCAAAGCCATTTTGTCCATTGCTTGCATGATTGGTGCGCCTAGTTCATTGGTTATTTGTGCAGCCGCTGCTTCAACGACCGGTAGGTCGACACCAGGGTTGCTACCAATGCGTGCCACCATGATTTTGGTCGCTGCATCCAGTTCGGCTTTCCATCGCTCATATTCTTCCTTACCGGCCATTTCACGGGCCTTTATCTGCAATTCGTTATTTTGCTTGGCAGTCTCAAAATCAGCCCGCATCTGCGCCAATTGCATCTCGGCCTGCATCTTGGCTTGCTGAATCTGCATTTCAAGCTGTGCCTTGCCTTGTTCAATTTGCGCCTGCGCCTGCAGTTTCATTTGCTCAGTCTGCGCTTGCGCTTGCATCCGCATTTGCTCTGCCTGCTGGTCAGCTTGCAATTGCATCATCTCAGGAGACGGGCCAGGCTGCTTTTGTTGTGCCATTGCCGCTTTTTCTTCCAAGGCTTTCATGGCGCGTTCGACCGCGCTTTCCAGCCCGCGACCAGCGCGGAACCGGCGCACCAAAAACAACAGCATCTCGGATGCCATTGGCAGGGTTTCGGGCGCTTGGCTGATCATAGGGATTGCCTCACGCAAGAACAAGCCAATGGCTTGGATGGCCTCTTGTGCGCCTTGTTTCTCTGCTTGTTCGTCAATCTGCGCCAAGCTGTCGGCCTCAACCGCAATGTGAAAGTCGCGGATGGTGCTGTTGGACAACATCTGCACGGCGGCTTGCAGCAATTGCGGGTTTTGCCCATCGGGTGTGTCCATCACACCGGACATCTGCACAATCAACTCAGGCGGGTAAAACTTGCAGATGACTTGCGCTTTTAGTTTGAAAATGTCGGATGCAAACCGCGCCACATCGCCTTGGCTGCTACGCATCCGCAAGCTGCCAAAGTTTGCCTTTAGCTGCTGTGCGCCAAGGGTTTCTTGGGCTTTGGATGCGCCGCGCAGAATGTCCGAAATGCCCATGATTTCGTAGATGGCCTGCTTGACCTGTTCCCGTGCGGAATACAGTTCCCGCAAGGTGACAATGATGGTTGAAGTGTCCATCATGTCAATAGCGCCCTTCAAGCCGCCTTTTTCGCTCATTGCCGCCCATGCGGTCACGGGGAACAGCTTGTTATCCACGCCTTCGGTAAACAAGCGGCCCAATTCCTTAAATTCGGCATTGAAAACACCGACCGCTTTACAGGCTTTGGTCAGCAAGTAGATGCGCTGGGTCAGGTTGTCCAGTTCCTGCGCTTGGTCTTCGTACTCAGCATAGTCCGGCACGGGGATCATTGTCCCTGTGGTGGTGGTCGCCATCAGCGGGCGCGGACAAGGGAAGAATTCTTCCAGTTCCAATGGGTCATCGCGCTCATCTAGCGCCTGTGGATAACCTTTAGCAATCCAGCAGACCTTGCCGGTGCGCTTGTTCCAAATCTCAAACACCTTGGCTTTTTTGTCATAGGTGTTCTTAGCGGTCATTGGATTTTTAGCATCCATGTCCGTGTTGCTGCTATCTAGACCCACGTTCTTAAACACATCGCCAAAACGCTCTATGCCTTCGTCTTTGGTCATGTAGACGGCACGGGAAACCCACCACACTTCGTCCCATGTGCGGGCTGGACTATGCAAGAAGTCTGTCCAGTAGACGTAATCAATGGGGCTGTGCGCCGCGTCAATGCGTTCGGTTGGCTCTTCTTGCGTGTTGTAAATCTGCGCTTCGCCTGGCTCTTCTACTTCTACAGCGCCTTCGCTTACTTCGGGCTGTTCATTGACAATCACCGGCTCATAACGAATCCACGCCGTACCGCGACCAGGCAGCAATCGGTCTTCCACCGCGCCGCG